AATAAAATTATTGATAAACCTACTACACATAATCATCTATTGGCTGTATGTAGATTTGTGGAAATGTGTATTAATGAAACAAATGAGAAAACTGATTGCAGTAATGTTGGAATTCTAGTTTTTTCAAAATATGAAGGTCCTGACATAAAAGATATACCAACAAACTTTGAATTCAGATTAAACAATATATTGTAAAACTTACAAGAAGAAAACAATTAATAAAATTGATACATTTCTGTTTTCATTAAATAAAAACAGAAATACGAGAGAAGCAAAATGTCCAACATGGTTGTTAGCCGATTTAATAATGAAACCTATGAGCGTAACAAGTCATTTAGAACTATAAAGGGTGTTGGATGTATTTATGGAACTCCATTTCCAATTAATACCATAGGACCCAATGAAGTAGTGTTTGTTGTGGAAATGAATATTGAAGAGAACCGCGTTGAAGGCATTGGAATCATATTGAATATTGTAAAAACAGGTAATCAATACGATATGTACAATGACTACAACTTTAACCGATATGTGTACTGTGGAAAATATCACTTGACCAGAGAAGAAATTGAAATGTATAGAGAGGACAACACAGAAGTCAAAGATGAAGAACACCTTATTCCACAAGTCAATATTCTGGAAATCTTGGACACAGTGCTATTCAAAGGAAAGTCGCATCTCAAACGTGGTTCTCATTATCATAGGATTACAGATAAACTCTTGAACAGATGTGGAACAACCGCCAAAAAAGTACAAGACTTTATCAAGAAAATGTTTATGGAAATTTATGATATATCTATCGTAATTGAAGAAGAATTGGATTATGACAAATATGGACTATAAATGGATCTGGTAAATATCCAATATTAAACCCTAGAAACATGAAATTATAAACGCATTATTTTATTTATATGGTTATAAAATCATATAAATTTTTATTTTTTCTTCAGTAACAAAGTTTTCAATTATTGTATTTACTGTATGTATTATTCCAGAGGTTTAAAAATTTAATGTATCTACTATAAATTTGGAGTTTACTTTAAATCCTGGATTTCTATTGCGTGATATAGTTGGCATTCCCAATATATTTCTCACCTGATTTATCCAGGGTTCTTCCCCATAAGTTAATTGGTCCAGTATTCCTTTCATATATGTAATGGATTCCTCATCAAATCCGGTCTTATTCATATCATAACAACTGAAAGCAAACTCTCTCTCAAAAAATCTTAACGCATAATATCTGGAAATCACATAATAGTTAAGGAATTTTTTATACATATTCAAGGGTTCTCCTTCTATATAAATAGCATTCATAAATACATTTAATGCTATTTTAAGTTTTTCTATCTCTTCTTCAGAACAACATTTAAAATCTGGAAATTGTTCATGGTCTTTTCTTATACTAGGTTCTTGTTTTTTAATCCAATTAGTAGCACATTTGTTCATTTTCTCTATTCCATCTATCAACAAACTTTTATCAAATCTGAAATACTTGTATTGTGTTAGTGTTTCGGAAGAAAGGTCACTCTTTAATTCAGACATATTTTTTTTGTTTTCCATGTATTTTATAGATTTACCCATATAGAGTTGTCTAATAATAGAAGCCCATTCATCATTTCCATTGATAATATCATATACATAATTTATAATACATTTCTTATCTTCTTCTGAAAGATTTTGTTTATTGTATCCTTTTAATAATTGAAGTAATCTTTTATAACTCATCCTAGTTTCATCCAATTGAAAAATAAAATAATAAAAAACTACAGCGTATTGTATACAAAGGTAGTCTCTTCTTCTGATCATACTATCTTTTTCTGATATCTCACCTTTTGGTTGACCCTGTATAGCAATAAAAACCGCTCGTCTAATTCTATCCCTTTCCTCTTGAGTACAGCATTTATTAACTACTGGTATTTTTAATGAACTCAGATTTTGTTCCTTTGCTATACGTTCCTGTTCTTTTATGAATTTTTCAAAGAAATCATTAAAACTATTTATTACAGTATCTATTGTAGTTTCAGTGACATTTGGATATTCTATCTCGGTTTGGATCCTCTTGGTTGTCTTTCTTGTTTTCTTCAGTGTTGTCTTTGGAGATATCCTTGGAGATAGTATTGGAGATATTCGTTGAGAAACTTTTTGTGAAATTGTTTTATTCTTTGGAGAAATGGATTTTACTGGTAATATTTCTGACAGAGGTGTAGGTATAGGTGTAGGTGTTTTCTCAATAACTGGTGCGACTTTCTTTACACATGTTTCTAAAATTCTTATATTATGTTCTACTTCATCCATCAATCCTTTTAATTCTTGTATTTTATCAGCATAACGTTCATAACAATTTCCAACAAACATATTCAGTTTTTCTCTATCGTGGAGAGAACTATACTTTACTTTTTCTATAAATATACTGTTATCACTTGAATGACACTCTGGAATAATTTTTACAATTTTATTAAGAATATTTATATATTCTTCCATTCTGTTTTCAATGTATAACTCAACACTTGATTTTGAACTGGACATTATTGTATATGATATGGAGAGAAAAGAATGATATCTATTATAATCATTAATACTAATAAGCCAAATACTTATTCCAGATAAAATACTTAAAGCTATTATCTGGAATTAATGGTGGAGACTTTCTGGAAAATATTCACCACCACACAAAGAGTACAACATTACAAAATATAAATGTAATACTCCTATATATAACATATAACAATGAGTTCAAAAGAAAATAGTCCAGACCTCAATTTAGCCAACTATACCACATCTGATATGTTGAACATTCTTGGATTAACAGACATCAATAATCTTGATGATATTTATACCAAAACTGACTATTATATTAATCTCTCGGATTCCAGAAATAATCAAAAAATGGTCAATTTCTTTACCAATATGCAAGAACTATTGGTAAATATGTATAACCAAGGACAAACAGATGAAACAAATGAAACATATGAAAATAATGATCTATACGCAATAAGTGGAAATCCTTCAAGCAATCAGCAAACTGGAAATTGGATACAAAATGGAGCACTTAAACAAAATGACAGAGAACAGAGTGGAAAAAATACAGATAGAAAACAAAAGATGGATGTATACAATGATAATCATGTACCTATGAATAGGGAACACCTTGGCATCTCAAACACATACCAAGTTCCAGCCGTACAAGATATTCTGAATCCAAATCTTAAAAACGCATTCAATAGGTTTATTTCACTAGATAGCCAATATAGACAAAGTGGATTTCCAAACTCAACTGATTATGTAGCCGACTTGTCAGATATTATGACCAATGTGTTATCACTTCGTCTATATTCTCTACAAATACCATACTCATGGTATAATTTTGATATCGCATATTTAAATACAAACTTCGTAATTAGAGTTTACACTGGAATATCACCCTATACTATCTCCAATGTTTCAATTAATATTCCTTCTGGAAATTACGATGGAACTGGATTACAGAACGCAATCAATACTGCCATTACTAACTCAGGACTGGTTGGCTTCAGTGTAAATTATAATTCTACGAGTTACAAAATGACATTTTTAGTTGGAGGGGGCACCAGTGGGGTCCTTGCACCCATGTATGGCATTAATGCAGTAGCTGCTTATGACATTATATTTTATGAAAGTGGAACATATGGTTTTGGTATTGCAGAAACATTCACACAGACTCTGGGATGGGCTATTGGATACAGAAACATATCTTACACAAATACAAGCCTACATACTGAATTCATTGGAGAGGCTGTAATAAATACTGTTGGAGCAAAATACCTAATTCTCTCTATTGACGATTTTAATCAAAACCACATCAACAATAGTTTGGTATCTATAACAGAACCTTCCAGAAATATTAAAGTTCCCAATTATGTAACTAGCTCTGACATGATTGGAACAACAACTTATGGGACTACTCTTGAACAAGACGCGGAGTTGGCCGCCAATGCAAATAACAATATACTCAATGTTATGGATAAGGTGGGAGCTTCTTACACAAAAACTCCAGTAGTAGTTGGACTGACTTCCACTGGAAAACAGACCCTAACACAACCACAAATGTATACTGCAAATCAAATACTGAAAAATAATAGCATCACTACCACATATAAAAATATAGCACCAACAACGTCAGATGTATTTGCCATTATTCCAGTTAAACCAGGGTCGGCTGGGTCAGTATATGTAGAGTTTGGTGGTACAGTACAAGATAACAAACGTATTTATTTTGGTCCTGTAAATATAGAGAGACTGAAAATACGATTATATAATGATAAGGGAATGCTATTGAACCTAAATGGATTGGACTGGAGCATTACACTTTTAGCGGAAATGTTGTACCAGTATTAAAATATACTTATAATATATAATTAATGTTTACACAAAAACTTTCACGTTCCAGTATGGTTGCTGGAACTCTGTCAAGTCATGGACTGCAAATGGGAGGATTAGACCCATTGAGACGTTTACCTCCATTTAAATATACAACATCAGAAAAAAGAAAAGCTTTTGTAGGAACTTTATATCCATACGCTGATTATCTTCTTCAATGTACAAGAGGAATTAATGTGGAAGACTATGAATATAATGGACCTGTAGATTATATCACATTTGAACCACGTGGAAGAACCTATATACCACAGTACCCAACAAAACAAGGTATATTTAAAAACGAGGAAACAAAAAATAGAAAGACTGGTAATATAACCAAGTCTAAGGGTAAAATGTTTTACTTTGGGGGAACCGTATATGAATTATATAACATGAAATATGGCTCTTCGGTTAATTTGCATAATTATTGTGATCCTACCGGTGATGTAGATATACAGGTGTGGCCTCCTTTAATTGTATCTACTGAAGAAATACCAGAAGTTTATGTTGTTCCTTTCCAGTATGAACGTCAAATTAATCCTTTTTATAATGATTTTTGTACGTTTGTATATAACTCATTTTTAGAAAATGTAACAAGACAACGAAAAAATTTGTCTAAAATCCCAGGTGTTGTTCCGTTAGATATTAATGAATACACTGATATTCCATCAGATAATAAGATATCAGAATTGGGATACATGGAAAATCAAATTCCAGAAACTAATTTCTGGGTTGTTGCTTTTATAGAGGAAACCATGTATAAAATACAGTTAGTATGTAAAGTTGAAGAAAATGGTGTTGTTGAAAT